GCTTTCGACCCTAGCGCGACCCCACAGTTTACTAGCGCCGATCGTGACCAAAGACAGTTCGCTGCTGGCGATATTATTTGGAATACTACAGAGGGTGTTCTTCAAGTATATTTAGGCAATGTTTGGCAGAATATTTCTACGCCAAGTACGTCAGGACTGAGTGCAACAGGGAGCGTAGGCACAGTCCAAGTTGTTACGAATGGTAATATCGTAGTAGCGTTATAGTTATGAAAAAGACGAAGAAAAAACCTAAAGTCCCTGCGAAATACCTAGCTGGTTTGACTCCGAAAGAAAAAGAAAAACGGAAAAAAGAAATAGCTAGGAATAAAAAGAAGGCAATGGATGATCCTTCGGCTTATAAATTTTCGACTGATAAGAAAAAAGGTAAGCGTAGGAAAACTATTGAATCTAAATATACTCGCAGGTTTAAAGAGAGGTTTGGCAAAAAGTCATGAGTCTTTCAGAAAAAACTAAAAAAGCCTTATCTAATAAAGCAGAAGCAGCCCGTAAAAAAGGCAAAAAAGTAACCGCTGGTCAACTTGCTCGTGTATATAAACGAGGACTTGCTGCGTATAAAACAGGGCATCGTCCTGGAACTTCACAACACCAATGGGCTATGGCTCGTGTAAATTCTGTATTGACAGGGGGTAAAGCTGCTACTGTCGATAAAGATATTATGAAAGGCGGTAAAGCTAAAAAACCAGCCGCTAAGAAAAAGCCAGCTAAGAAGAAAAAATCATGACACGACTTTTCGATGACGAACAAAGTTCTTCATTGATTACTTCGATGATGAATCCTGAATCTAACGCTTCTAAATTTATAGAACAAGGCGAAGATATCGGGCTACCTCGCGATGTTACGATGGATATCCTCAATAAATACGCTACATATGGCGCGAATACGGGTATTGGTAATTTAGGCGGGGAACGATTAGTTAATGCTTTAAACGAAGAATACCGTAAACGTGTCGATGCGCCTTTACAAAGTGACTCACAAGAA